CCATCAAATTACACCGTTCTCACACGAGTTGAGCAAAGGAAGCATAAAGAAGCACAAAGGTAGGCCCAAGATGCCACGAGAAAACTGGATCTACAGATATTATCAAGGCATCAAAGACGGCACCTATGCAGTCGGACGGTGGATCACGCTGATCTATGAGCAAATAATCCAAGACCTCGAGGCGAAGCGATATTTTTTCGACCAGAAGAAGGCAAACGACGCGATTGAGTGGATAGAATCGCATTGTTTCCATACAGAGGGCCCGCTCGCTCCGGGAGGAATCAAACTCGAAGTGTGGCAGAAGGCGATGTACTCGTGTATGTACGGACTCGTCGATGAAAAAGGAAACAGGCAGTTCCGGGAGGTCGTGCTTCTCGTTGGACGCAAGAACGGAAAGACAAAGATTGCCTCTTCATCGGCAGCATATACGTTCCGGCTTGAGGGCGGCTTCGGTTCAAGAGTTTTCTGTATCGCTCCGAAACTCGATCAAGCGGATCTCGTATACAACGATATTTGGATGATGACCACACTCGACCCTGAATGGCAAGAGCTGAGGGAAGAGGTCACGCAGACCGACGATCGAGGCCTCAGGATGAAGGACGACTCAATGCTGGCGAGGCATAGACAATCAGACCTGTCTATTCCGGGGACAAACAGCACCGTAAAAAAGATTGCGTTCAGCGCAAAGAAGTCGGACGGTTTCAATCCGTCTTTAGCGATATGTGACGAGGTCGCAGCGTGGGCCGGTGACGCCGGACTAAAACAATACGAGGTTATGAAGTCGGGAATGGGCGCGAGGCCTGAGGGAATCCTTCTCAGCTGCACAACGGCCGGTTACATATCCGATGGAATATTTGACGAGTTGATGAAGAGGTCGACTCGTTTTTTATTAGGCGAGTCTAAAGAGACGAAGCTGTTGCCGTTCCTGTACATGATCGACGATGTCGACAAGTGGAACGACATCAACGAGCTCAGGAAGGCGAATCCGAATCTCGGCGTTTCGGTTTCGGTCGACTATATGCTCGAGGAGATAGCGATTGCAGAAGGCTCTCTGTCGAAGAAGGCAGAGTTTCTTTGCAAATACTGCAACATCAAGCAGAACAGTTCTCTTGCGTGGCTGCCGGCTCAGGCAATCAACGCGATTAGTGGCAAAGCGGTGGATCTCGATGCTTTGCGCGGGTGCTATTGCGTTGCGGGCATCGACCTCTCGCAGACAACAGACCTCACGGCAGCCGTTGCAGTAATCGAGAAGGGCGGGAGGCTGAACGTAGTCGCTCATTTCTGGATGCCATCGGAACGCATCGAGCAACGGATCGCGGAGGACGGTGTTCCTTACTGGGAATATGTGAAGCGCGGATTTTTGTCTCTGAGCGGCGAGAACTTCGTCGATTATCACGACGTTTACAACTGGATGACACAACTAATCAGTGAGCGCGAGTTATATCCGCTTCGAGTGGGTTACGACAGATATTCTGCACAATATCTGATAAAAGACCTTGAGTCTAGCGGCTTCACTTGCTCGGACGTATATCAAGGGGATAATCTCTGGCCCGTTCTTCAAGAGTTTGAGGGACTGATAAAAGATAGAAAAATTTACATTGGCGACAATGATTTGTTGAAGTCGCACCTTCTAAATGCTGCCGTAAAAATGAGTATCGAGAGGGGTAGAGGTCGCCTGGTCAAAATAAACCAACGAGCACGAATCGACGGAGTCGCTGCCTTAACTGACGCTCTGTGTGTAAGACAACACGACTACGACGAAATAGGGTACCAGCTTCAGAACGATGAATAACTACATAGTTTACATACATACGAATAAGCGAGACGGGAAACGCTATGTCGGTATAACATGCCAGTCTCCGAATCGAAGATGGCGAAACGGAAACGGCTATTATGAGAATGATCATTTTTATAGAGCTATATGCCGAGACGGATGGGAGAACTTCACTCACGAGATCGTGCTCGCTGGTGTTTCAAAAGAAGAGGCGTGCCAGAAAGAAAAGGAATTGATTTCATTGTACAAATCTAACGATGAAAGATTTGGCTATAACAAATCAACGGGTGGAGAAAATCCGTCCGAAGGAACAATAATGTCCGCTGAGGCAAAGGCAAAAATGAGCAAGGCCCACAAAGGGCTCATTTTCTCGGATGAGCAAAAGCGCAATATGAGCATCGCGGCAAAGAAGCGCGGAAATATGAAAGAAGGCAAAAAGGGCGAACAATGCGGGAAGGCTGGTATTGTTCGTCAATTAGATTTAGAAACTGGCGAGGTTATTGCCGAGTATTATGGCTTTTATGAAATGAACCGAGAGACGGGGTTCGGAATAGTTCCAGTTAGGAGGGCCACAAGTGGGAAACAAAAACAATCACACGGTTTTAAATGGGAATACATACCAAGGAGGCTACTAAATGGGGCTGTTTGATAAAATCTTCCGACCGGCAGAGGCCGAGAAGTCAGACGAGGCACTTCAGAGGGCGCGGTCGCTGTTCCAGACATTGACGGCATATCAGCCAATGTTCACGAACTGGGGCGGCGCAATCTACGAGAGCGAAATCGTCCGGGCGGCTATCGATGCAAGGGCGAGACACATTTCGAAGCTAAAAGTCGAGATCAACGGGACGGCGAATCCTTCTCTTCAGGCGAAGCTGAGACTCGGGCCGAATCAATGGCAAACGTGGAGCCAGTTCCTTTACAGACTGAGCACGATTCTCGATGTTAACAACACGGCTTTTGTGGTGCCGGTATTCGATGAGCGAATGATGATCACCGGGGTCTATCCTGTTCTCCCGACGACTTGCACTCTGGTCGAATACGATGGCGAGATTTGGCTGAGGTATCAGTTCAGCAACGGACAGATCGGAGCGGTCGAGTTTCGTAAGTGCGCGATCCTTACGAGGCACCAATACAGAGACGACTTCTTCGGCGATTCAAACAGAGCTCTCCGGGAGACGATGCAGCTGATACACATACAGAATCAGGGCATTGAGGAGGGCGTTAAGAATGCGGCGACATTCCGATTCATGGCACAGCTTGCGAACTTTGCTAAGCCGGAGGATCTCGCAAAGGAACGAGAACGTTTCACAGCTGAGAACCTATCGAGTGAATCAGAATCGGGCGGGTTCCTGTTGTTCCCGAACACCTATAAAGACATCCGGCAGATTGACGTTAAGCCCTACGCAATCGATGCGGAGCAGATGGAACAGATCCGGGAGAACGTATTCAACTATTTTGGAGTAAACGACGACGTCCTTCAGAACAAAGCGAAGGCCGAAGAACTTGAGGGCTTCTTTGATGGCTGCATCGAGCCGTTCGCGATCCAGTTTTCGGAGGCTCTGACAAAGATGTTGTTTAGTGAAAGAGAGCGCGCACAGGGCTCTTATTTAATTGCTAACGCTAACCGTCTCCAGTATATGAGCACCTCGCAGAAGGTACAGATGGCACAGCAGCTCCTCGACCGTGGAGTTATGTCCATCAACGAGGCTCGTGAGCTGTTCAATTACGGAACAGTCGAAAATGGAGACGTCCGCTTCATCAGAGGCGAATACATAGATGCAGACGAGAAGGTTTCCGAGACAGGAACGGAGGACACAGAAAATGGTCAAGAGTGAAAGAGAATACAGGAATATGACGATGGAGATCCGCGAGGCCACAGAGGGCGAAGAGGATCAGAAGAAAATCGTCAACGGATACGCGAGCACATTCGACGAGCCTTATAAGCTGTTCGGCGGCGAAGGCTGGGAACTGTGGGAGGTAGTCGAGAGAACAGCCTTTGACGAGACTGACATGGGCGACGTGATCATGCAGTACGACCACGAGGGCCGCGTATTCGCAAGAACAAGGAACAACACTCTTTCCGTCAAGCCGGACGAAAAGGGTTTGTTTATAGAGGCAGATCTTGGCGGTACAGAGATCGGACGCGAACTGTACGAAGAGATTGCCGGAGGCTACACCGACAGGATGAGCTTTGGTTTCACTGTAACCGGTGAGACCGAAGGCCGTGAGAAGAACGAGAACGGCATCGTCATCTACACCAGGCACATCACGAAGGTGGGCAAACTCTACGATGTTTCAGCAGTTTCAATTCCAGCTAATGACGGCACTTCGATTTCTGCGGACGCAGTTACTCGAAGCATTGGCGATCTGAACGACGGAGTGATCGCTCGGATTCAGGCGGAGCGACTTGAGGAAGAGAAGGCAAAGCTCGAACAGCGGAGAGCGGAAGTTAAAGCAAGAGCGTTAGGAGGTAACAACTAATGACACGCGAAGAAATCATGACGCTCGGTTTTGAGGATCTCGAACAGAGAAAGGCAGCTATCGCAATCGAACTGGATGAGGCCGATGCTGATCAGATTGAGACTCTTAACGCCGAGCTCGATGCAATTGAGGAGAGAGTAAAGGCTCTTAACCTCGAAGTCGAAGAATCCCGTAAGGCAGCCGAAGCAGTAGCAAAGGGCGCCGGCAAGGAAATTG